AACTTGTTTAGTTTAAACTTTATATGTTATATTTGTAAAAAATATAACTAATATGGAAACCAACAAAAAATTTACAGAAGATGAGTTGATTGCAAAAAAAGAAGAAATGTTGCAATTTTACAAAGAATCTATGACTTATCTAGAGGCACAGTATGCTTATGAAAAGATACTTGCTGATATAGATGAGCAAAGATTTAAAAGATCTCAAATTCAGTATCAACTAGCAATGATGCATGTAGCTCAGGAACAAGAAGATACACCAGAAGAAGAGTTAACAGCTAAAACAAAAAAACTAAAAACTCAGTAAAATGGCCTTAGTAAATCGCATTGAGAAAAAGGCTGTAATGCAAAAATGGGATTTAATTAAATTTCAAATACTCACTTATTGTTATCTTAATAGGGTTTCAATAAGTGAGTCTGAGCTCAATTTTTTAACTTTATTAAGTTTAAACGAACCCGTAGAAACTACAAATTTTTGTTTTGATGTATCCGAAGAAGAATCTTGGATTTTTAAATCACAACAATCAGCAAGAAATGCTATTAATAAATGTGAAAAAAAAGGCTTAGTAATTAAAGATCCTGATAATAAAAAACAAATTAAAATAAATCCTGAATTGCATTTGGGTAAAGAAGGTAATATTTTATTTGAACTTAAATTTTTTGCTAAAGATGGTCCCGATAAGAGCTACAAGTTTGATTAATCCTGTTGCCGAAGAACTTAATATTTCAGAAGAAATGTTAGAGGACATGGTAATTTTTTATTATAACAATTTAAGAAAAACTTTATCAGGGTTGGTTAATTTAAAAATTGATGTACCTGGATTAGGACATTTTTTAATTAGACAAGATAAAGTAAAAAGTGCTATAAATAAAACTACCTTAAATTTAGAGGGTTTAGATCCAGGATCTTTTTCTAGTTATCATTATAAAAAACTACAAGAAGAAAAACTAAAGATGTTACTTTCTATAAAAGATAAAATAGATGAATTTTTAATTGAACGAAAACAATTTAGAGATGAGCAAATTAAGTACCATTTGGAAAAAGAGAAAACAAATTCTAGAGGGAATAACTAATAGTGTTCTTAGAGATGAGTTTGTAGAAGATATTGCAAAAACTAGATTAGAAATTTGTAATAATTGTGAATTTAAAGGTAACAAGTGTATGGTTGCTGGTACAGGACCCTGTTGCAATGTTTGTGGATGTTCATTATCATTAAAAACTAGAGCTTTATCAGATCAATGTCCTGAAAGTAAATGGATAGCTGTATTGACTCAAGAAGAAGAAGATAATTTACATAATTTGTAAAAATATAAAACCAATATTATGAGTATAGTATTTAAAGCAAGTGATCATAGTTATACTAGTAATGATGGTAATGATATCAAATGGGTATCTGTAACTAAACTAGTATCTAATTTTAAAGAACCTTTTGATGCAGAGGGTGTAGCAGCTAAAGTCAGTAAAAATAAGAAATCTAAATGGTATGGTAAAACTGCTAAAGAAATTCAAGCTGCTTGGAAAGAAGAATCTGATAGAGCACTTGAGCTAGGTACATTTTATCATAATCAAAGAGAAGCTGATCTTTGTGCTTTAGCTTCTATTGAAAAAGAAGGTGTACCACTACCTGTATTTGCACCTATTGAAAAAGATGGTGTTAAAGAAGCACCTGATCAAAAGTTAACTCCTGGAATATATCCAGAACATATGGTTTATCTTAAATCAGCAGGTATATGTGGTCAATCAGATTTAGTAGAAGTAATTGGGGACCATGTTAATATTATAGATTACAAGTCTAATAAAAAAATAGAAACAGAATCTTTTGTTAATTGGGAAGGAATTTCTAAAAAAATGTTGTTTCCGGTAAATCACTTAGATGATTGTAATTATTATCATTATGCATTACAGTTAAGTATATATATGTATATTATACTAAAACACAACCCTAAATTAAAACCAGGAAACATTTACATACACCATGTCACTTTTGAACAGGAATCAGAAAATGAATTTGGATATCCTATATATGCAAAAGACTCAGAAGAAAATCCTATAGTAAAAGATGTTACTCCAATGGAGGTGCCTTACTTAAAGGATGAGGTTATTGTAATTATTCAGCATATCAAAGAACATGGTATAAATACTTATAAAATATGATAGTTAAATTATTTGATTTACAGAACGGTAAGATTGTTCCCTCAGAACATTGTTATACACTAGAAACTTTAAGAAAGATAATGGATGAATATCCTGAAGATTATATGAAAGTATACCAGTATCTTTTTTATATGACTTGTCCTGATCCGGATTCTAATCCTTTTTTTCATGTACCTGAATCAGATAAAGAGATTCTTATATTTAATGAATTAAATTCGGAATTCTCTACAGAAGATGATGAGATACAAAGAGCTTTAGGTTTTTGTAAAAAACTTTATGAAACACCTACCAAAAGAGCTTATGACGGAATTAGCAAAGCATTAGATAGAATTGCTAAATATATGGCCAATACTCCTATTACAGATGGTAAAGATGGAAACATAGGTCAGATAAGAGCTATGGCAAAAGACTTTGAATCTATTAGACAATCATTTAAAGGAGCATATAAAGATCTTCAAGATGAACAACAATCTAGAATCCGTGGCGGAGGTTCTATGGCATATGATCAATAATTATGGAAGAGTTTATTCAAGACATACCTACATGGGATAATGGTACCTGGACTACTAGTACTTATACCCGGGATGATTTTAAAGAGTTTGTCACTAATCTATTTAAAGAACCAGGTCAATATACTTTTGATAAGGATACTTTAGCTATAGGTAAACAAGAAGCTATTAAGTTTGAAAAGTTAGGGTATTATTGTGATAAACCTTTTAAATCAAAAGACTTTACTGATTACTGGAATCTTGAAAAAGATAAATGTAGAAAAGGATTAATCATTAAGAATAATAATGGTACATGGTTTTTAACTAGAGACTATTACATGTGGTTAAACTTTCTTCCTATTTTTGATAAAGAAAAAACTAAATTTGGTTTTGCTAAACTTAGAGATGCTCAGTATCACATGGCGCTGTATGAGTTACTAGCTGAATTAAATTGGAAACATGCTGCAATTTTAAAGAAGAGACAAATAGCTAGTGAACAACCTCATAGTGAACCTGTGTTAGGTGAACATGGCTGGACTACAATGGGGACAATACAACCAGGTGATAAGCTTTGGAATCCTGATGGGACACTTACTACAATATTACATAAAAGTAATAATGGCATAAGTGATGTTTATGAATTCAAATTTGGTGATGGCAGAACTACAAGATGTGGGATTGAACACAATTGGGAAGTTTATGATCGAGCTGCAAAAAAAGTAAAAGTTTTAAATACAAAAGAACTCTTAGACTTGGGTCTTTTTCAAACTCCTATAAAAGGAATCAAAAAGGTTTATGATAATTATAGATTTAGTATAAATACGTGTAAACCTATAGCTTTGTTATCTAATCCAGTTCCTGTAGATTCTTATACTCTTGGTGCATTGCTGGGTGATGGTCATATAAATAATAAATCTATTTATATTGCTGGAGAAGATGATGAAGTATTTGAGAATATCTCTAAAAACTTGGGACCCGATTATGTTTTAAAAACAACAGGATATTTAAAAAAATCTATAACTTACTTAAATAGATTTAACCATAAAGGAAAAGAATATAAAAATTCTAAATTTGGAGTAAATCCTTTATTGCGAGAGTGTTTAGAATTGGGTTTAGGTAAAGCCGGTAAGAGCACTAAATTTATACCTGAGATTTATAAAACAGCTTCTATAAAAGACAGAATTGCTTTAATTCAAGGTTTAATGGATACTGATGGTTATATAAATAGTACAGGTAATGATATTCATTTTACAAATGTAAATAAAAGATTAATTGATGATTTTACAGAAGTTATTAGATCATTAGGGGTTAAAGCAAAAATTGATTTAAAAGAAAACGAACACGGTGCTTTTTATAGAGTTCGTATATCTGGTAATATAGATTTTGAATTATTTAAATTAACCAGAAAAGCAGATAGATTTAAAAAAAGAAAATCTAAAAATACTTTTAATAAAGTTCCTTTACTTTCAATAACAAAATTAGATTATCAAGAAGAGTCTTCTTGTATTGTTGTAGATAATCCTAATCATTTATATATAACCAGAGATTATATTGTAACCCACAACTCGTACTTTCATGCAGGTAAACTGATAAACCAACTATGGTTTGAAGAAGGTGTTACTCTTAAAATGGGTGCAGCATTAAAAGATTATATAAATGAGAAAGGTACCTGGAAATTCTTAGATGAATATGCTAACTTTTTAAATGAACACACAGCCTGGTACAGACCAATGAACCCTAAAAAGGTTCTAATGTGGCAACAGAAGATTGAAGAGAAAGTAAATGGTAGAATAAAAGATAGAGGATTAAAAGGAACTATACAAGGAATGTCTTTTGAGAAAGATCCTACTAATTCTGTAGGTGGCCCAGTAAAGTACTTTTTTCATGAGGAAGCAGGGATTGCTCCAAAAATGGATCAAACATATGAATACATTAGACCTGCTTTAAAGTCAGGTTTTGTTACTACTGGTTTATTTATTGCTGCAGGATCTGTGGGTGATCTTGATCAATGTGAACCTTTAAAAGATATGGTAGTAAATCCTGTATCTAATGATATTTTTCCTGTAGAATCTAATCTTATAGATGATAAAGGTACAATAGGTTTATCAGGTTTATTTATTCCGGAACAATGGTCCATGCCACCGTATATAGATGATTACGGCAATTCTAAAGTAGAAGATGCATTAGAAGCTTTAAGCGAACAATTTACTCAATGGAAAAAGGAACTTACCCCAGAACAGTATCAATTAAGAATATCCCAGCATCCGAGAAATATAAAAGAAGCTTTTGCAACAAGAACAGTTTCTAAATTTCCACAACATTTATTATCTCACCAAGCAGAAAGAATTAGAAACAAAGACTATCCTTACGAGTTCTTAGATATCTATCCAGGAGTTGATGGTAAACCAGAAGTAAAAATAACAAATAAGTTACCAATATCTGAATTCCCGCTATCTAAAAAAGCAAGTGATAAAACAGGTGTATTAGTAGTGTGGGAAAGACCTGTAGAGAATCCTGAATTTGGAATGTATTATGGAAGTATTGACCCGGTTTCAGAAGGTAGAACAACCTCATCAGATTCATTATGTTCTATTTATATTTACAAAAGAAAGATTCAGGTTAAAAAAATAAATGGTACAGAGGTAACTACTTACTTGGAAAGAGATAAAGTTGTTGCTGCTTGGTGTGGTAGATTTGATGATATTAATAAAACCCACGAAAGACTTAGGTTGATCATAGAATGGTATAATGCTAAGACTCTTGTAGAAAATAATATCTCTTTGTTTATTAATTACATGATAGGTCTAAATAAACAAAAATATCTTGTAAGAAAAGATGAAATGGTTTTCTTAAAAGAACTTGGGTCTAATATGGCTGTTTATCAGGAATACGGTTGGAAAAACACAGGAAGATTATTTAAAGATCATCTTCTTAGTTATGTTATAGAATACCTTAAAGAGTCTATAGATGAAGAAACTAAGCCTGATGGTACTGTTGTTAAGACTACTTATGGTGTTGAACGTATTCCGGATCCAATGCTTATAGTAGAAATGCAAGCATATGAAGAAGG